CTGTCAGGATAAACTCGATGCACAAACTCAAGAGCCTGCGTCAGGCATTAATTGACGCGATCCCCCAACTCAATGCCAACCCGGAGCGCCTGCAGATGTCGGTCGGAGGCGGCAATATTGACGCCCGACTGGCCTCCTCGCTCTCCTTTGAAAAGCGGTATGCGCTGAACGCGAAGGTCAGCGGCTTCACCGGCGACAGCGATGGTTTTTTCGTCCCGGTACTGGCCTGGCTTCGGGAAAACCAGCCGGATATTTTTACTCTCGATGAAGGACGCAAAAACGGTTACAGCTTCGCGATCGTCTTAAACGATGACGATACGATGGATATCACCATCAGCGTGCAATTAACCGAGCGTATTCTTGTTTCCCAGGATCAGGGCGCTCTGCACGCGACGTATTCCCCCGAGCCGCCGCTGCCGGAGCCCGTCACGCGGCCGAAGGCGCTGTACGTCAACGGCGAGCTGGTCAGCCAGTGGGAGGGCTAAGTTCCCTGCGCTGAAGGCCGCCATTCGCCTGCTGACTGGACCGCTTGTTGTATCATCCCGCAGAAAACCCCGTCTCGTTGCTGCCGTTCCTCCTGAACGGCATTCTCTTCTCATGAATACATTAACTTCCATGAACGGTATCGCTCGCGCGATCCGCAATCTGATTCGTATCGGTGTTGTGACCGATGTTGACCTCAACAGAGGGCTTTGTCGTGTCCAGACCGGCGGGATGAAAACCACCTGGCTGAACTGGCTAACCTGTCGTGCGGGACGTTCGCGCGTCTGGTGGGCTCCTTCCGAGGGAGAGCAGGTGCTGCTGCTGGCCATCGGCGGCGAGCTTGATACCGCCTTTGTGCTGCCCGGCATTTTCTCTGACGACCATCCGGCGCCGTCCGGGTCACCTGACGCGTTCCACGTCTCGTTCCCTGACGGCGCGGTGATCGAGTACGAACCCGGGCGCGGGGCGCTGACGGTTGCTGGCATTAAAACGGCCGATATTACCGCCTCTGAATCGCTGACCGCCACCGTGCCGGAGGTGCGGGTGACGTCAACATCCCGCATCACACTGGATACGCCTGAAGTGGTGTGTACCAACAGGTTAATTACTGCCTCTCTTGAAGTGCAGAAGGGCGGCGTGATGGCCGGAAATATTGAGCATTCCGGCGGTAAATTCACCTCCAACGGGGTGCAGGTGGACAACCACGCGCACGGCAGTGTGCAAAGCGGCGGAAGCTGGACTAAGGGGACACAATGACGGTGCGTTACAGGGGGATGAACAGGCAGACCGGGCTGAGCATTTCAGAGGCTGAACACATCCGGCAAAGCGTGCGCGACATTCTGGTTACGCCGATCGGCTCGCGGGTCATGCGGCGGGATTACGGCTCGCTGCTGGCGGCGATGATCGACCGGCCGCAGAGCCCGGCGCTGCGTCTGCAAATCATGGCCGCATGCTATTCCGCCATCCAGAAATGGGAGCCGCGGATAAGCCTGACGGCCATCACTTTCGAGCGTTCGGAGAACGACGGGACGTTGTATGTCGATATCACCGGCACGCGCCCGACCTCCGGACAATCCTTTTCTATCACCATTTCACTGAGTTAAACGCTATGGCTATTGTTGATCTGAGCCAGCTCGCCGCGCCTGATGTCGTGGAGGAGGTGGATTATGAAACGCTGTTGGCAGAACGAAAGGCCACTTTTGTCTCCCTCTATCCGGAAGAGGAGCGAGAGGCGATTGCACGGACGCTGACCCTGGAATCCGAGCCGATTGTGAAGCTGCTGCAGGAGAACGCCTACCGGGAAGTTATCTGGCGCCAGCGGGTTAATGAGGCTGCGCTGGCTGTGACGCTTGCCTATTCTGCTGGTCACGACCTTGATGTTATTGCGGGAAACAATAATACCGAACGCCTGACCATCACTCCGGGAGATGACACTACCATTCCGCCAACGGCTGCCGTCATGGAGTCTGACGCTGATCTGCGACTGCGCGCGCAGCAGGCATTTGAGGGATTGAGCGTCGCGGGGCCGGTTGGAGCCTATGAATATCATGGTCGAAGTGCCGACGGACGGGTCGCTGACGTTTCGGTTGAAAGCCCTCAGCCTGCATACGTGACGATTTCGGTGTTATCCCGTGAGGGTGATGGCACCGCTCGTGCCGAACTACTGGCGGTTGTTGAAAAAGCGCTTAACGCTGAAACCGTCCGCCCGGTTGGCGATCGTGTGACTGTCCAGTCAGCAGAAATTGTACCTTACAAGATAAATGCAACGCTATACGTTTATCCCGGACCAGAGTCTGAACCCATCAGGCAAGCTGCAGAGCAGAAGCTGCAAAATTATATAAGCGCACAGCATCGACTTGGACGCGATATCCGTCTGTCGGCTATTTATGCAGCACTTCACGTTGAAGGTGTGCAGCGCGTTGAACTGGAATCTCCCCACTCTGACATTGTACTGAGTAAGTCGCAGGCATCGAACTGCACCTCGTATCGGATAGCTATCGGGGGGTCGGATGAGTGAAAGGCTATTGCCCGTTGGGTCCTCACCGCTGGAAATCGCCGCTGCCACTGCGCTCTCGAATATTGAGCGTGTGCCGGTCCCGCTACGCACGTTATGGAACCCCAGCGCGTGCCCGGTAAATTTACTTCCCTACCTGGCATGGGCGCTGTCGGTAGATCGTTGGGATGAGGCGTGGCCGGAGAGCACGAAACGCAGCGTCATTATGTCCTCGTTTTTCGTCCATCAGCACAAAGGAACCATCAGCGCATTGCGTCGTGTGGTGGAACCGCTTGGCTTTTTGATTGAGGTGCGCGAGTGGTGGCAGCTCGGTGAGGAGCCTGGCACATTCCGTCTGGTTGTCGGTGTGCTTGATAACGGCATCACTGACGAAATGTATCAGGAGCTTGAACGGCTCATTGAGGATGCCAAACCGGCAAGTAGACACATGACCGGGCTGGCTATCAGCCTGAGCTCAACGGGAGAGTTTTATGTCGGCGCAGGATGCTATCACGGCGATGCGCTGGCTGTTTACCCCTATACCACTGAGGAACTTATTGTCAGTGGTGATTATTACCCGGCCTCGGCCATCCATTTGATTGATAACCTGAGAGTGAACGCATGACCGCAAAATATTTTGCCATACTGACGAATCAGGGCGCGGCGCGGCTAGCTAACGCGACGGCACTTGGTACGCAACTCAACCTGACGCAAATGGCGGTAGGCGACGCTAACGGAACGTTGCCTACTCCCGATCCGGCGCAGACGAAGCTCGTCAACCAAAAACGCATAGCGCCGCTGAACCTGCTCGCTGTTGACCCAAACAATACCAGCCAGATCATCGCTGAACAGATTATTCCCGAGAGTGAGGGCGGTTTCTGGATCCGTGAGATCGGTCTCTACGACGACGACGGCATTCTGATTGCCGTGGCTAACTGCCCGGAGACTTATAAACCTCAGCTGCAGGAAGGAAGCGGCCGCACGCAGACCATTCGCATGATTCTGATTGTGTCGAGCACATCGTCAATTTCCCTGAAAATTGATCCATCCGTTGTGCTGGCAACGCGCCAGTATGTTGACGATAAAGTTATTGAGGTAAAGGGCTACGCTGATGATCAGATTAAGAAGCATATTGCTGCTGCTAATCCGCATAAACAGTACCCTTTAATCGCCAATGCGTTAAAAGAAATTGCCGATGCAGGGTTGAGTGCTGAGGTTCTCAAAAACCTTGGTTTAGGAGAAGGGTCAGCTTTGCCGGTTGGCGTCCCCGTTCCGTGGCCGTCAGCGACACCACCGACGGGATGGCTTAAATGTAACGGAGCGGCTTTCACTGCTTCCCAGTACCCTAAATTGGCTCAGGCTTATCCGGAGCTCAGACTGCCTGATTTACGCGGAGAGTTTATCCGTGGCTGGGATGACGCGCGTGGGATTGATAGTGGTCGAACGCTGCTTTCTTTGCAGCTTGATGCCCTTCAAAAAATGACTGGTTCAGCAAGTAACGGCGCGGCGACTGGCTTCGTGAATAGCAGCACGTCTAATGTCAGCGGAGTTTTTAAGCGCGGAAGTAACATTTACCCAAATACTAACGCTCAGAATGCCGATTATCAGGGGGTCGATCTTGTCTTTGATTCATCCCTTGTAGCGCGTTCTGCGACGGAAACCCGTCCGCGCAACATCGCATTTAACTACATCGTGAGGGCCGCATAATGGTAAAAGCAGAATTAAATAACGAACTTATTGCCACAGTCGCCGGTGATATCACCGTTTTTAATTACAACGGTGAGTCCCGTGAATTTCAGTCCTCATCCGTTGAGTACCTCGCCGTGGGGGTCGGTATTCCTGCAAATTCCTGCATTGACGCTCCGGGAGAGGGTAAAGCCGGCTTTACCATTTGCCGTACAGCAAACCTTTCATCATGGGAATATATCACCGACCACAGAGGCCAAACCGTTTTTAGCACAGAGACGATGCAACGAGTTGAAGTGACGGAACTAGGGGATTATCCCACAGGGACAACGCCAAATGTACCTACATCACCGTATGATAAATGGGACGGCGATAAATGGGTGACTGATTCTGCCGCAAAACATCAAGGTGATATTGCTGATGCAGAACAACACCGGCAAGCACTCCTCGTTAATGCAGATGACCTTACCTCCGACTGGCGAGTTGAGCTGATGCTAGGCGATATCAGTGAAGAAAATAAAAAGAAACTGTCGTCGTGGATATCTTATAAAGCTGCGGTTAAAGCCGTCGATGTGTCGACGGCTCCTGATGTTAGCTGGCCTGTTAAACAGGCGGTGTAGGCCATTTGATATTTGGTGCAGCGTCAGCAACGACAGCCTGCAATTCCTTTATGTAGGTCAGCCAGAGCATCAGGCTGGCCTTATCGTTATCACTGATAATGCCTAACTGTAGTTCCGTCTGCCAAAGACTGATTGTTGCCTGCGCTTCAAACAGCAGTGCTGCTTTCTGTTGTTCCGCCGCTTCCACGTCCGTCGCGTGCTGTGCTTCCGTATCTGTCACCCACTCGCTACCGTTCCACGTATCGTAAGGTGTGGCAGGTGCTAGGGTGGTAATGCCTACCGGGTAATCGCCAGGCAAAGTAACGATCACTGGTTCGCCTGTTTCAGTGCTGTACACCGTTTCATCACGGTGATCAGCGACGTATTCCCAGGCGGTAAAATCGGCTTTACGGCAAATAGCAAAACCCTTTCTGCTTTCGCCGGGTGCATCCATACAAGAGTTAGCAGGGATGCCCACGCCTTCGGGTAAACTTTCAACGGATGAGGAAAGATATTCGCGCGTCCCTCCATCATAGTTAAACACGGTGACATCACCGGCAGTCTTTGCAATAAGCTCTTGATTTAATTCTGCTTTAGACATTATGCGGCCCTCACTATGAAATTAAATGCAACGCTGCGAGGACGAGTCTCACTTCCACCAGTATTTCCAATACGGCCACGTGTATGCAATGTTGGTGCGGCGATAAGATTACCAGGTGAACCTGCATCAAGCCCCCGGCCCTGTACATAAGTTGGCTTAACAATTACGCCAATGTCCCACTCATCTGACGATTCATAATCAGTATTTGAAACTACATAGTGCCGGTGTTTTTCCAGCATTCCCGTCTGTAAACTCAGTAACACTCGCCCAGAGTCCACTCCTCGCCCGTCATCCCAGCCTCGGATAAACTCCCCGCGTAAATCAGGTAATCTGAGCGCAGGATAAGCCAGTGCCAGCTTGGGATACTGAGAGGCCGCGAACGCCGCTCCGTTGCATTTAAGCCATCCCGTCGGTGGTGTCGCTGACGGCCACGGAACGGGGACGCCAACCGGCAAAGCTGACCCTTCTCCTAAACCAAGGTTTTCGAAAATGCGTGTTTATCAATTAACTGGCATGATTTCCGGTTTTGACGGAGAGAAATACCATGCTTATTGGATACATACGCGTGTCAACAAATGAACAAAACACCGCCTTACAGCGTGACGCGCTGCAGCGTTAAGGATGTGAGCTAATTTTTGAAGATAAAATCAGCGGTAAATCGACAAACAGACCGGGACTCAATCGTGCCCTCAGACAACTTAATGCAGGCGACACTCTCGTTGTATGGAAACTCGATCGTCTCGGGCGCAGTATGCGCCACCTTGTTTCAATGACCGAGGAACTACGCCAGCGAAGCATTAATTTTCGCAGTTTGACTGATAGCATTGATACCTCAACGCCAATGGGGCGTTTCTTCTTCCATATTATGGGGGCGCTTGCTGAAATGGAGCGAGAACTCATTGTCGAGAGGACGTGCGCCGGGCTGGCCGCAGCGCGGGAACAGGGACGAATTGGTGGCCGACGCCCTAAATTGACGCAGGAGGAATGGGCTCAGGCTGGCAGGCTGATTGCTGCCGGGGAATCCCGACAGCGCGTTGCGTTAATTTTTGATGTGGGTATTTCCACGCTTTATAAAAAATTCCCCGCCACGATAGTCGGACAATCGTTGTGCCAGCGGCCGCTGGACAGGGATGGTTAGCT